CCTGCGAGCCTACGGACACCCACCATGTGAGACGGGGCTAGGCCCCGAAGATGATCACGGCGATCACACAGTTCGAGATCAGATACCGCAACGTCCCCGACGCGTTCGTGTTATTCCCCTGCAACTTCACCGTGTGGCTGCCCGCGGACAGGGTCAGGGACGCCATCGTCCCGGGCGTCTGCCGGTCGTTCGTGGAGTTGAACTGGGCACCCGCCGTGGACTGCACCGTCCCATCGAGGGTGATCCGGACCGAACCGACCGTCGACACCCCGAACGCCGTGCAGTCGATGTCGGCCATACCGAACGCCAACGCCGTGCACGCCACCGGCACACTGAAGGTGAGGGTTGCCCCCGTGATGTCGGTGATCGTCGCCGTCGTCAAGTCGGTGTTCGCGGAGGACGCGGCGAGCTGGAAGGTGGGGATCAGGTTCGCCGTGGACAGTGCGCCGGGGTTCGCCACAGTGTGCTCCTAGAGGCCGAGGTAGGTGGGGGTGACGTCGAAGGACGTCCCGGCAGGGTGGGCGATCTGGACCCCGTTCACGCCCCGGACGACGTTCGCGGTCTGCGGGGAGGATCCGCCCGTGATGGAGGTGACGGTCATCTCCTCCCCACCCACCCACACCGGATACCCGCTGGCCGTGGTGTCCCAGAGGGGGGCGCCGTCCGTCGTGCTGATCTGGAACGACGCCACGGTGTCGTTGATGCCGGTGGTGAGGGTGGTGAACCCCGAGCACAGGCTGTCGCCGTCTGTCGCCGTCGTCGTCGCCAAGACCGGGACGTCGTAGACGGACGCGGGGGTGCAGTTCCAGGTGATCGTGTACCCGAAGTTGGTCAGGGTCTCCGTCGATCCCTGTGCCACTTCCCGGATGTCGGCCGCGGGTAGCCACACGGGCGGGTTCTGCACGGTCAGGGTCTCCCCGACCTCCAGGTCCAGCAGGGCGGTCGTGAGGGCCACGTCGGCGGCTATCCGGGGGTTCTCCAGCCGCACCCCGAGTTGGGGGAACCGGGTCTCATCGACGGTGCCGACGTGGACCCGCCACCAGGCGTGGTCGTCCGCCTGGTCGTCATACCCGAGGGAGAGGGTGTCGGACGTGTCGTAGATCCCCACCGCATCGGTCCCGAGGGTCCCCGTGGTCTGGGTGGCGCGGGAGGATGCGCCGCCGTCGCGGGTGATGGTGACGTCGTTCCGGACCGCCTGGTCGTCGTCGGTCGGCTCGATCTGGTCCATCTCCGCATTCGCGTAATCCAACGTCACGCGCGGATCCTGGGCGCACAGGGACCGCCCGGACCGGTACCCGAACCCGGCGACGTCCCGCAGCTCGAACAGGACCCCCTCATCGGAGTTCGCGGCTTCGCGGAGGAGGTCCACGAGGGAGTCCCGGCCCTGATAGCCGAGGGCAGTGGAGTTGGCGTAGTCCCCGACCCGCCGGTACGGGATCCCGTTCTCCGAGCACAACCGCTCGATGCGGGTCGAGGCGCGTTCCCCGAGGTAGGCGTTGACGGCGTCGAACAGGGACCCGGGCTGCGTGGTCGTACTGAGGACCGCGACATGGCCCATGACGACGGTCCCGACGTTGGAGGTGTTGTTGATGACCACCTGCCGTGCCGTGCCGATCGTGCGGGCCGCGACGGTCCCGGAGTCGAACCCGACCGTGGTGGATCCGATGGCGTACTTGTCCAACTCCCACGCCACGTCCGCCCCGGAGGTGGACAGGGTGAGGGTCATGAGGGAGTCGGTGCCGTTCATGTTGAACGCGGTGGGCCCCGCCGCCGAGATCAGGGTGCCGCTGGAGTCGTAGACCGACGTCGTCAGGGAGCCGCCTGTGCTGTAGGTGATGGCCCACCGGTACGCGGTGCCCGCGTTCGTGAAGGACAGGATTTCGGCGCCGTTGGTGAGGCCGGCGGAGGGCACGGAGATCAGCCACCGGACCTGCAACTGGCCCGTGCTGGTGTTGGCGGGAATGTTGCCGACCATGCGGGCCGTGGAGAAGGTGGGGAGGCTGTCGGAGCAGACGAACACGTCGGAGTCGGCGAACGCGACCGCCGCCCCCGTCACCTTCATCGGTGTACCACCCGACGCGGACCCGAACTGGGCGGCTCTCGTCTTGTCCTCCATCGGCCAGTACGCGAGGAGGCTGGTCGTGTCCTGGAGGGTGTACCGGTAGAGCGCCGACCTGAGCGGCGACGCCCCCTGCTGCAACCTGCGGAGCAGGCCCGAGGCTTCGAGGGGGACGTAGACGTCGGTGCCGGTGGTGTCCCACTTGATCGGGAACTGTGACAGCTCACCGCAGAACCGGGTCCGCCAGGGTGTGATCTGCGCCTCCCCCGCCACCGACCACCCGTTCCCGAGGGAGTCCGTCACGGAGGAGACGGTGTCGGTCTGGCCGGTGAAGGTGACGTCCACGACCTTCGTCCCGGCGATCCCGGAGTACACCTGTCCGGCGTAGACGGTCATGGGTGCGGCGGAGGTGGAGCCGTCGCAGGGCCCGAACCGCAGGCCCGTCGTGGAGTCGAAGATGGACGTGGTGCCGCCCGTGACGACCGGGTCCCCGAGTTGGGTCCAGGTCCCGTCGATGGTGTCCGAGGTGTAGAAGGTGACGGTGTTCCCGGCCGCGCCGTTGTCGACGTCGAGGGTGACCCGGACCGCCTTCCGCCCCGACACCGGGTAAGCCACGGGGACCGTGGAGAGGACGTCGGTGCGGGTGGCGGAGGTGCCGCCCGTGGTCCACGCCAACCCCACCTGCCCGTTCGTGTTGAGGTACGTGAACCACGAGAAGTCCGCGGTAGTGGAGCCCCGCTTGGACAGGAACGTGACCGTCTCCCGCCACGACCCCAGATCCACATCCCACCGGACGTCCAAGTCGCCCGTGATCGCCAGGGCCGCCGTGTCCGGGCACCCGCAGTACGTCCCACCCGCGTTCCGGGTGGGCATCCAGAGGCGGGAGTCCCCGAGCTTCACCGAATGCCTATAGGGGGTGTTCCTCGTCAGGGACCCGAACCACTGCCCGCGAGGGTTCCGGGGCGACCAGCGGCCGTCCCGGTTGTCGACGGTGAACCGGCACCGGGACGGGTCCACCTGCCCCGCCTCATCCGACCTGCCCCGCGTGATACTGACGGAGTCCCGGGCGTACACGTAGGACGTGACGTCCAGCCACGACCCGCCCAGGAACAGTTCCGCCCGCTGCTGAAGGATCCCCGCCGGGAACGCCGCCACCGCAGCGACAGCCGGCGCGGCAGCGGGCAGCGTCGAGGACAGCAGCGCGGACCCAGGCCCGAACTGCTCCTCATACGCTGCGACCCTCGCCGCTACCGACACGCCCATGACCGGGGGTCACTCCTCCCAGGTGACCGAGCAGCGGAACCCGACCGCCGTCGTCGGGGTCGTCACCCGGACCCGGAGGAACTTCGACACGTTCACCACGGGCCGCTCATTCGGGAGCCACTGGTAGCCCCCGGACAGGACCGACTCCCCCGACGTCGAGGACAGTGACGCCGTGTCGAAGATTCTCGTGGTCGTCGGGCTTCCCTCCGCCGACGCGGTGAAACCTGTGGCGTTCACGCCGAGAGTGACCAGGGACGCTGGGACGCCGGGGATCTTCGGCTGGACCCCGGACGCGACATGCGCGGTCACGGTCGCGGCGACGTCGGTCTCGATCAGCTCGATCACGGCATCCGCGCCGGGTGGGTCGTCGCACTGCCACGACCACGACACGAGGGTCAGCATCCGCGTCGAGGGCGACGCCACCTGCAAGGCCGTGAAGATCGTGGTGCCTGTGGAGACCTGCGCCTGTGCGGCGGTTGTCGCCATCGCTGCGTTGTATGCGGTGTAGACGTGGACGCCCATCGGGGCGGCCCCCTTCCTGGGTTAGGCCCGGCCTGCGACGCCGAGGACTGATTGGACGTTGCCGCCCTTGACGCGGATCGAGCGGCGCAGGACCTGGACAAGAAGGTCGTCCAGGCCGGACCCGCCGGACTCCAGGACGAGGGTCACCTGCCCACCGCCGCTGCCCATCCCGGACAGCATCCGTTCCGTGTCCGGGTTCGAGTGCACCCGCGACCCGGGGGCCAGCCGCACCAGTTCCCGACCGTGCTCCCCGACCATCGTCAACCCCGACCGGGGCCCGCCGCCCGCGGCGCCGATGATCCCGCCATGCTCCTGCCCGCCACCCAGGAACCCCGGCAGGTTGTCGAACAGGCCACCGATCCTGTTAGCCAGCCCGTCGAACTTCCCATCCACCCACGACACCGCCTGAGCGATGGGCTGCACGATGTAGTCATAGATGTTGTCCCAGGCGGACTTGAACCAGGACAGAACCCCGGACACGCCCTTCTTGAACCCCGACCAGTGCCGGGATATCTGCGCAATAGCGAGCCCGACAGGCCCGGCGATGGCGCCGAGGATCTCCCGCCAATTCCCCTTCACGAACCGCAGGACCGCCCCGATAGCGTCACGGACCCGCTTGAACTTGATCGCCAGGACCACGACGATCGCGATAACGGCGGCGATAGCGGCAACGATGACCGTCACCCACCCGCCCGCGATAAGAGCGGCGATCCCGGTAACGATCGGGATGATCGCCTGCATCGCCAACGACAGGGCGATGAACCCGAGGACCAGCGCCTCCGTCAACTTCGGGTGATCGGTGAAGAACTTCCCCAACGCATCGAACAGAGGCACGAGGGCTTCGAGGATCGACACCAGCGCGGGCATCAGCGCGGTAGCCAACGCCCCCAACGCCGGCCCGAGGTGTTTCAGGGCGTCCGCGAATGCGGGGAGGAAGTCGGCCGCCAACTGTGTCCCGACGGGGATGAGCTGGACCATCACCTGGAGGAATGCGTCCATGACCTGGACGAGGCCGGCCATCATGGCGTCCAGGGACCCGTCCGAGGTCATCGTGTCGACCATCTTCCCGAACGCGACCGCGAACCGGTCCAGGACGGGCCCGAGGGGGGCGAGGGCCCGCAGGCCCGCGTCACCCAGTTTCAGGAGGGGCCCGGCGAGTTTCGCGCCGACCTCGATCCCGTGCCCGATCGCCTTCCCGAGGGCGTCGTTGAACCCCACCCACGCGGGCGTGATCTTCGCCAGGGTGGGGACGATCGCCTCCAGGCCCTTCTGGATCCCCGGCAGCAGCGCCGACTGTCCGGCGAACCGGAACGCCTTCAGCGGCCCGTCCAGGAACCCGCGCAGGAACTTCGCGAACTCCCGGCCGACCGGGGACAGTTTCGCCATCGCGTCCGCGAGAGCATTCGTCCCACCCGCCGCACCACCACCGCCGGCGGCCTCACCGACCTTCCGGTGCGCTTCCGCCAACTGGTACTGGGCTTCCTTCACTCGGTCCGTGGCGTCCGCGACCCGGTCATGCGCCGCGACCACCTCATCCGAACCCTCCACACCCTTCTTGTCCGCGGCAGCCTTGTCCTCCGCCAGCCGCCTCGCCTCCGACCCCAGATCCTTCTGCTGCTGCAACGCCTCGTCATACGCGAGCTGAGCCTGCCGGCGTTGCAGGTCCGTGGCGTGGGGGTCGGCGATCGTCGCGTCCAGATCCTGCTTGGCCTGTTCGACGTCGAGGGCGGCCTGTTTCTGGGACAGGGCCATGTCCTCGGTCTGCCGCTTCAGGTCCTCCAACTTGCGGCGGGCCGTCTCCCTAGCCTGCGTGAGGTCGTCCTGGGCCCGCCGTGACTCGCGCTGGGCGACCTGGACGTCCCGTTCGGACCGGGCGACGTCATGGTTGGCCTGCCGCACCTGACGGGCCGTAGACGCCGCCCCACCGCCTGCGGAGGACGCACTCTTGCCCATCTGTTTGACGGCGTC